GGAAACCCGGAACCCTGCTATACCCTGCACGCCTCATGATGGAGGATTTGAGATGATTAATCTTGCACGAAAATTGATGCAAGCCGAGACAGACGCTGATAAACAAGAGTTTGTCCGAGGATTAGTTGGCGCTACTCCTGAAAAGGGGAAGAAGGCCGCAGTGGTGGGATTCGTAGCAGGATACCTACTCTCCTCGAAACTCGGTAAAAGTGACAAGCGTAAGTAACTTCATCTCGAAGCATATTCAACAGGGTCAGCAGAAAGCAGCTAAGAAACTTACTGCACAGCTACGCCGTAAAGCCTACCAATCTGGTTGGCCATCTGGCGCTTCTAGACATCTAACGGTTGTCCCTTCTGATCTAAGCTACAAAGTTACCTATCCAGCAAAGCATGCCCAAACTGTAGAGGATGCTGAATACGGTACTGAGCATTCTCAACCTAATCCAGTAGTTCGTAATTTTTTGACTGGAGTAAAAGATACAGAGATGACTGCATACTTTGATAGAGTATTAAAGAAGGGTGGGCTGTTCTAATGCCATTTATTTTAAATGAAGACAAGGCGCTAAAGGCAGCTCTGTCTGGAATCACGGTATCTGACTCAGGTAACTCAGCACGTCCAGTAGGCGTATGGTTTGGGCAGCCTGATCCAGAAATTAGATTTCAATCCTATCCATATATCACTATAGATTTAATAAATGTAACTATTGACTCTGAAAGAGAAATGCGTGGCGAGTGGTACTTCACTCCCGGAGAACATAAATATAGTCCTGAAGGAACTGTGGACGGGCAAGAATATAGGTCAAGTCTTCCTATTCCCGTATATCTAGATTATCAAATTACTACATATGCTCGTCAACCAAGACATGACCGGCAGATTATATACGAGTTAACTAAACCAACTCGTATCCCATTTAGATTTGGCGGCCTAGTAATCCCAGAAGATCGAAGCATTCGTCGTCTGGATCTTATTGGGTTTGCCAAAAGAGACACGACTGAACAAGACAAGCGCTTGTTTAGAAATGTTTACACTGTCCGAATTAGCTCTGAGCTCTTCCAGAAAGAGTTTGCAGATGTCTATAAGGTCACTCAAAATCCAAATATCGATATCCAATACACGGCCACTCCATTCGAAACAATAACGCTATAACATGGAAACTCGAGACAATATAAACCTAAACTCAAGGAGAAATACATATGGCTACATACAGTAGACCAGGTGTCTTTATCAACGAGGTACCGCTTCCAGAATCGGTAGCTCTTGGAGATGTAGGAACAGCGGCTGGTGCATTTGTTGGTCCCCTAGAAAAGGGACCTGCAACATCCCCAGTATTGCTTAACTCCTGGACATCATTCACCAAAATTTTTGGTGCTTTAAATGACACTTACCCAGTAACTTGGGCAGCATATAACTTCTTTGCTAATGGTGGTCGTCAGCTCTACGTAAAGCGTATTACTGGCACCGGTGCAGCAAAGGCTAGCGTAATCTTAACAGACCGGGCTTCAGGAGGTCTCAACACTCTATCTGTAGAGGCTGAGAACGCGGGTGCATGGGGCAATAACATTGCCGTTGAAGTAACAGACGCAGGAGTAGATGATAGATTTAATCTTGTTGTATCTGTAAGCGGCGTTGTTGTAGAACAGTTTACCGATCTAAGTTTGGTAGATAATGATCCAAGATTTGTAGAGTCAGTAGTTAATTCTGGCTCTGTATATGTACGGGTTAATGATCTAAACTCAGCATCTGTTGCTCCAGATAATATGCCAGAAGCTGATGGCTTAAAAGCCCTCAGTGGAGGTGCAAATGGATCTGCCCCAACAAGAGCTAATTACTCAGATGGTTTGGCAACTTTTGATGCCATTCAAAACCCACTCGTCTTTAACATTCCTAACGCAGCGTACATTTACTTGCCAACAGGAACTAACGATGATCGTACCCTTTCCCTTAACGTACAGGGAGATCTTGTTAATTACTGCGAACTACGCGGAGACGCTTTTGCAGTAGTTGATATTCCACAGGCTCAAACAAGAGCACAGGCGGCTACTTATGTAACTGACCTAATTGCTGCAGCACCAGATTCAGATGGTGGAGTTGCAGCCGCTTACTGGCCATGGACCTTAATTCCAGACAGCCTTCGTGCTGCTGGTGGCGCAACCCGCCTACAGGCTCCTGGTGCAGCTATGGTCGGTCAGTACCTTGCTACTGATGCTTCTCGTGGTGTCTTTAAGACTCCAGCAGGCCTAACCAATTCTTTAGCAAACGTAGTTGCTACAGAGCGTTTGCTAACTAACGCAGAACTCGATGCGTTAAACAATAGCACTAAACCTATTAACGCAATCCGCCAGGTTCCTGGTGCAGGAATTGTGTCAATGGGTGGACGTACACTTCGCAATACTTCAAATGAACGCTACATCAACGTAAAACGTTCTTTGATTTATATCAAGAAAGAACTAGAGAACAGAAGCCAGTTTGCTTTGTTTGAGAACAACGATCCAAATCTTTGGAGACGCCTCAATACTACGCTGAGTGGTTTCCTTCTTAACTTCTGGCAATCAGGTGGTTTACGAGGAGCTACTGCGGCACAGGCATTCTTTGTGCGTGTAGACTCTTCAACAACCTCCTTTACTGATATCCAAAATGGAATAGTTAATATCGAAATTGGAGTTGCGTTGCAATATCCAGCTGAGTTTGTCGTTATTAAGCTAAGCCAACTAACCGGAAATGCATAGGAGATAACTCATGTCAAATCCACAAAATACACTGAGTCAAATTGCTACAGATCAATTTCGCAATTTTCGATTCTTGGTATCTTTTGATCCAGTAGGTACGGTAGACACTGGTTGGGGAGATAAGTTCGGAAAGATGGGTTTCGTTTCTGTTTCCGGATTAACTGTCTCTACTGAAAGTATTGCTTACCGCGAAGGTGGATTCAATACCAACTTCCATCAGCTACCAGGTCAAAGCTCATTTACTCCAATTACTCTTTCTAAAGGCATCACCTTTGGACAGAAGGAGCATGCTCTATGGATGAAGCGACTATTCGCTATCTCCACGGGAACTGCTCAGAGTGGAGTAGGAGCTGAGTTCCGCTGCGACATAGATATTCAAGTACTAAGTCATCCAAATCCAAAAGCACTAACCGGAAGCAATGACACATCAAATGGAAGTCAGTATGACACTGATCTTCACACCTCTATGAGATTTAAGGTGTACAATGCTTGGATTACCAACATTGGGTACAGCAATCTTGATGCAGGTGGCAATACCCTCATGGTAGAAGAAATGACTCTAGTCCATGAAGGTTTTGATGTTTCATTTGCTACTGGATTGACTACACAAGGATCAGCAGAAAAACTAACGCTCTAAATTAGATAAGGAAAACTAAATGACTACTGATACGACAACCATAAGCGCGGTAGATAACCCCGCTTTGGTAAATCAACTAACCGAAAAAGCACTTAAGTCTGTGCCTCAGGAGGCGGTTCGAGAGGAATCTCCAATCAAACCGCCTTCTGATCCACAAGTAACTTTGTTAGCGGGGTTACAAGTTCCGTTTGGTGAATTTATTTCAACAGCTGAAGTAAGAGAACTTACCGGAGCGGACGAGGAAGCTATCGCAAGAATCTCGGATATATCAAAAGGTTTAATGACAATACTAGAACGTGCTGTTGTTAAGTTAAATGATTCGCCAGTAGACAGAGATCTCTTAGATACTATGTTGGCTGGGGACAGAGAACTTCTGTTGTTAGAGATTAGAAAACTTACTTTTGGATCAGAAGTAGCTATAGAAGGCCAAATCTGTTCTAAGTGTGAAGATACAAAAAGCATTACAATTGATTTAGATAAAGATGTGCCGATGAAGAAGTTAGAAAACGATCCAGTATTTACAGTAAAATGTAAAATTGGGGACGTCAAAGTAAAGCTTCCAAACGGTGTAGTACAAAAGCAACTAGTAACAGCAACAAATAAAACAGCTCCAGAATTGGACTCCATAGTATTAAAGAGCTGTGTTCTAGAGATCAACGGCAATCCCATCTTAGATTCAAGTACTGTCCTTAAGATGAGCGTCTCAGATCGTAGAGCAATCCTAAACGCTATATCAGAACGCAACCCCGGCCCACAACTTCAACAAATCAAGAAAGAATGTCCAACTTGCGGTCAGGAGGTATCGCTTCCGCTAACTTTAGCGGACTTGTTTCAGTAAAGAGCTTAGCTACGAAAATTTAATTATTTCATTAGATTACCTAGCACAGTTTTATCCTGGGTGGTCTTTGACAGAGTTAAAAGGGCTTAGCTTGCGAGAACGTATGATCTGGTTGGACAGAGCAATTAGTAGACCTAGGGGTGGAAGCATTGGCAAGTTATGAAAACTTGATGCCTGCTGGCGACGATAATATCGTTGGCGGGATGACTTCTGGTGTCGATAAACTATTTACAAAGATGGACAAAGGCCAAAAGCAAATGCTTAAGGTCTTTAAAGAAGTTGAAAAAGTTACCGAGAAGATAAAGAAAAATATGGAAGCCGCCAATGGCGGTAAATCATCCTCGGGAATGTCTAGCTCTTTGGGTGCTATGCCCACGTTTGGAGCTTCACGGGCAGCAACTATTGCAGGTAGGGTAGGGCTAGGAACTGTAGCTGTAGGCGCTATTGGTATGGGCATGATGCCAAACACAAGCGCTGCTGTTACACAACGTTTAGGTGCAGATGCTGTAGCAGGTATTAGTGGTCTTAATTCTCGTCAAGTAATATTAAGATCTAACAATGCGGTAGGTGGCGGAGCAACTAGCGCTATGGGTCCAACCATGGCGGCCATGTCCCTTATGTACAGTGGTGGCTATACAGCTAATAGCGGCACCTTTAGAAATGTTATGCCACAAGTTGGTGGCTTAAGTGCGTTAACTGGCGGCACCAATGAACAGATGGCGCAAGGATTAGCCGGAATAAATGCTATGCGGTTCCTTCGCATAGGTGTTCAAGCTCGTGATACTAAAGGAAACTTACGACCACCTAATGCAATTATTAACGACACGTATAGATTTTTATACGGTGGGCGAAAAGTAACTCCAGAACAAGCCGCTTTAGTTCTTAATCCAGGATCTAAAGGCTATGCAACTATTCAAGCTATTGCTGGTGGAGATCAAAACCTTGCTGGAATTATCCAAATGGGAATCATTGCTCGTGCAAAGAAAGACAGCCCTCTAAAAAAAGAAGATCTTAAGGGGTCAAACCGAGCACTAGATCTTTTGGGTGTTGGTCAAGAAAGCCCTATGCGAACTAACTTCCGCTACAACACTAGCGAAGCTCGTAAGCTACAGGCTACAGAAAAAGGTTTAGTAGGCGGATACAACGTAGCTATGAGAACAACAGCTGCGGTTAACGATGGTTTTAGCAAGCTAGCAGAAGAGGCTGCAGGCGTTGCAAATGCATTGGGAACACTACGCGGCGTACTTCAAACATTGCCTGCAGCAGGAAATACTGGAGCTACTGTAGCTGGAGTAGCAAGTACAGCAGCAAGTGTGGGAATGAATATGTACATGCTTTCTAAGATGCGTGGACTTTATGCAGCAGGAACTGCTGGTGCTGCAGCAGCTGCGGGGGGTGTTACTGCCGGTGGTGCGGCGGCGGCGGCGGGAGCTACGGGTGCGGCAGGATATTTGGCAAAAGCAAAAGGTTTATGTAAGGGCGGATTTAAAAGTCCTTTTGTAAAAGGATTAGGAAGAGCTGGACTTGCACTTGGCGTATATCAAGGCATGGAGTTTTTACAAAAGAGGATGCAGGTGGGTCCTGGCTGGCTTCGTGCTGGCGGTAACTTTATGTTTGATTTAGGCCAGGGTGCGTTAACTGGTTTAGCTGCTGGCGGTATACCTGGAGCAGTTGCAGGAACTGTAGCTGGTGGAGTGGGATCAATAGCAAATCCTTACGGACAAGGTGGCGACTGTACTCACGGAAATGTTGGGCCACATAAGTGTGGTGTTGGTGGAGACAACAGCACAAGTATGCAGAATATGCCTGCCGGATCTATGTCTGCTCCACAAAAAGGATTTACAACAGGTACGGGTCCAGGAAATCAAGACACTAAAGGTCAAATATTTGGTATGCCTGTACCGGCAGGTACTAGAGTTACTTCTCATTACGGTCCTCGAGATAACTCAAAGAACCCACAAATTTCTGCGTACCACAGGGGTATTGACTACGGTGTACAAGTAGGTACTCCAATTGTTGCAGCAGCTAATGGTACGGTTACACATGCCGGAACACATAGGCAATAC